GTTTTGGATTTCTACCAACCATCCATGCAGGTAAAAGATAAGAACCAAATTCAGACTTGGTATGTCTAGGTGGCATATTAATAATTAATCTTTTAATTTTACCTTGAGCAAGTCTATCAAACTTATCTGCGATTTGTTTATGATGTTTACCTTCAATAAAATCTGGCCAAACATGTTTTACAAAATCCATAAAATTATTTTGTATACCGGCAGTCTTTTTCTTTTCACCATACTGATTAGCTAGTAATGAGAATTGTCTTCTAACATCAGCAGGTAATTTATCAAAATTCTTTAGTTTATCTTTATTTATCATTTGAAAAAAATTTTCTAAAAAATTTTTACACTATTTTTTTGAAAAGTAAAAAAGTATTCTAAGGCTTTAAATGTATGAAAGCTGGCATAAATACAAAACTTTGGGACCCCTTTTGTAAAAATAAAAAAACCTTTTTGTAAAAAAATTTAAAAACCGGAACCGGTCTGGTACCTCTATCATATCAACCCAGCTGGTTTCCGTGCACGTACTCCCAGCCGAGCAAACTCCAGATCCCTACCCTTGCGGGTCATCGGTAACGTCCAGGGAAATGCCATAGGCAAGATATGTACGCTCTTGAGCTTTCAGTCTTGTAAATTCTCTTGATGCCCGGCGCACAACCTATGCTTGTATGCAAGGATTGCATAGGATGTGCAACGCAGTTTGGAATGATTCCAAACTGCACCTGGGCTACTAGTCTAACAGAACGTAGTATTCATCAACGAAGTTCTTTTGGAACCACGTCAAACCTTTTTGCATCGTAGTATAATCCTCAGTACGTTCTGCACCAATGATTGTATCATAGATCGCCACAGCAAATGCCGGTAGCTTTGCTGACTGGCTAAATGTTTCATCGCTGAATCTATTAAAGATTGTCATCTCTTTAGTAGGCTCTGCACCAAAGTAACATTGATCAAATGGTTTTGGTATTGTGTATGTTTTGTTTTTGTATTGTATTTGCATTTCTACCTTTCTGTTATATGCGACTAGTATATAGGATAATCCTACTTATGTCAAATGTTATTTTGTACTATTCTGTCACACCCTCAACCCTTTTAATTTGACTTCTTGTGTATGGTCTACCAAAATAATCATCACTTGTTTCAGTTACTTTCTCATATCCTTGGCTCTCTCGTCTGTGTCTGATAAACTCAATCGGTCGACCATGCTCAATGTTTTGCATATGTTCATCTAACCATTGCGACTCGCAACTAGTACTGCAAAAGTATTTACCTCGTTCGCAATAATTATCTGCGTCCATAGTAAATAATGCATATCTTCCACGAATTACTCCACGAGATTTTAGAAACCTGTCTTGTGTGGTTTTAGTATGGCAATCTGGTCCTTGGCAAAAATGTTTATTTGGCATTTTTATAACCTCACTTTCCAACTGCCTTTGGCAGTTCTATAACCTTGTGCGTCATCATCAAAGTAAGTCATTAGATTTGCACCTGCTTTACTTGTCCAATACTTGCACTTGTCAGTCCAAGTTCCATTTCTTGTGATGTGTTTCTTATCCTTGTTAGAATAGTATGTGATTTTAAATTTAGTGTTTTCTTGCATTTCTACCTTTCTGTTATGTATGGGATTATATATTATAACCCCATACTTGTCAACCCTTAATTTATACTTTCTTCATATTTTTTTCTAGCCAATATCTTAGCCTCTCTTGATTGATGTTTATTCTTCATACCTTTAATCATACTAGCCAAATTACTAGGATTATAGATAGTTAAGCCTGTTGAGTTAGTTCTAATTAGTTCTGCCTCATCAACTTGAATACCTAGTTCAGTAGCCAACTCAATACCCTCTGAAAGATATCTATATGCTTTCAATCCAATCTTTAACTGATCGCATTGTTTTTGAATTGTATCAATCCATTGTTGATGTTTAACAACTAGATTAGCTTTTGCAATTCGCCATGCCTCAAATTGTTCGTACTCATCTTTAGTACAAGCAATAGCACGTGAACGACAATAAGATGTTCCAATTACATCAAGATAGTATTGGTCATCAAAAGTTTTTGCCATACCTGTATTGTTGTCATTATGATAGCTAGTATATCCTAATGCTTTTGAACACTCGTCAACATGTTTTGTTTTGTGTGGGTTATCCTTGTTTTCGTTTTGTTGTGCATAGATATCTGGATTGCAATCCATAGCTTTTAAATCTTCTCTAAAATATGCAAACGCAAATTTCTTTCCGTCCTCATCATTATACTCGCTACCATTTAGATTGCCAAACAAACCAAAATCAAAATGAGATTTAGTTTCTTTAATATCGCCGTCCTCATCTTTGTCCTCACTATGAGCAAAGTAAAAGCATTTATCTTTTGCAACAACATCACAAGGACTTCCATATTTCTTTTTAAAAGAACGCAACACCGAAACATCATCTGTTGGATATGCTCTCTCAACAACTAACTTTGCAAGTTCACTTGCATATTTATAGTGATGATCTACACTCTCTCTTGCTTGAAGAAATGCCTCTTTCTCTTGAGTGTCCTCATTCTCAAAGACATTTTTTATTTTATTAAAGAGTTTGTTTCTTAACTCTGTATTCATTCTTACTTTTTGCATTTGTGCCTTTCTTGTTTTGTTAAACATAATCCTAATATATCCTATATTAATTAATCTGTCAATCTTTTATTTAATGTAATTCTTCTCTTTCTTCTAATTCTGCAATTCTTTTATTTAATGCGCTAATTCCCTCAATTGCATTTTTTTCAATTTTCATACATCTTTTAGTTAATAATTCAGTTATCTCTATTAACTTTGTTATTTTTTCTGATTGAGTCATTTTTCTTTCCTTTTGTTCGTTAGACATATCCCATTGTATCCTATATTAAAATAAAAGTCAACCCCTAAAATAAAAAAACTTTCAACCTATACGTGTATGGTTTGGATATTATATCCCCGACCTCCCGCCCCTATTATATAGGATAATTTAGGATATGTCAAGAAAAAAAAATAAATTTATTTTTGTATATGCCTTAATTCTGCCACATTATCCTATTATACTTAGGACATGATTACAAAAAATAAAACAGAACAAATACATGAAAGATTAATACTACAAGCGAAGAAACTCGCTTTGGTAGAGTTGCAAGTTAAGATAGCAGAAGAAGTAGAAAAAATAAACAATGAATTAAACTGTATAGATACTGAAGAAGAAGACTCTATACCATTTTAATAGAAAGGTAATATGGAAACAGAACAACTAAAAAGAATAGCAGATTCAATTTCCGAAATCTTAGAACTAGTAAAAAAAGATTTGGAAAGACAGAAAAAATATTTAGAGGAAGAGAAATCTTAATCTAAAAAAATTAGTAGGGGTTGCCCATAGCCCCTGCTGATCCCTGATCTCTTGACCGATTGAGAGTGAAAGATCACGTGGTCTTAACTTGCACTCAAGGGATCTGGGATCAGTCATTATTGACTGTGAAGTTAAACACTATAACACGGTGAGGTGTCGGAATATTCTTAAGCCGATAATGTCACGACTCGGTACTCCCGCGTAGCATAGTGACTGATCATACAACCTCAGGTTGTATCTAGTTTGTTTGTTTTGGGTCAAGGCTCAAGCTTCAAGCAGCAAGCCACAAGCTGGTCAATTGGTCTTGGACGCTATGCGCGGCATGCGCTAGGGATAATTCCGGGTGAGACCTACCGGAAACCAGCAAGCCACAAGCAGCTTGACAAGATAAAGTTTATAGTGTATAGGATAATAAAGGAGAAAGATATGAAAGTAAAACAAGCTTTAAAAATAACAGACTCATTTACTAGAACGTCTAAGATGCCTGGCCTATCTTACAGCCTGCCCGCATGGGCATGTCAAACTGGCTCGAAGCTTAGGAAGGTTAAGACTTCACCGTGTTATGGCTGCTATGCATTAAAAGGAAATTACACCAGGTACCCAGCAATCAGGGAAGCGCAATATAGAAGGCTCGATGCTATCAACCATCCGGACTGGGTTCAGGCCATGGCTACAGTGATCAAGCGTCAAAAATGGTTTAGATGGCATGATGCAGGAGATGTACAATCAAAAGAGCATATGCAAAAAATTATTGAAGTATGCAAGCTCACACCTGACACGAAACACTGGTTACCAACCCAGGAACGCCAGTATCTGCCAGCCCCTGAAGAGGTTCCAGAAAATTTAATTATAAGATTATCAGCTGCGCGGGTTGATGGTACAGCTGGCAATGTTTGGTCTCACTCTTCAACGGTTGTCACCGATGGGAACCCCAGCTGCCCGGCGCCTACTCAGGGCGGACAATGTTTAGATTGTCGACAATGCTGGAATAAAGAAATAAAAAATGTTAGTTATGGCAAACACTAAAAAGGGAAATATGACAGACAAAGAAAAATTAAAAGAAATTTTAAAATGGTGTAAAATTAATGCTAAAGGCTGGGATCCTGATCAACACGACGGGCCAGCCGAGTTTCAAGCAATATGCGATCTTATTGAAGAGAAAGGATATTATAAAAATGACAGATAAAGAAAAATTACTTGCGGATCACCTGGCGGCCATGTGCTGTCAAGCTGACGAAGATTGTCCAGCTGAATATAGAACTGAGCATTTTAGATCTACAATGGATGATGCTTACGAGTATTTAGAAAAAATAGGATACTTTAAAAAATGACACACGTTTTCAAACATCCAAAATTTTACAGAATCCCTAGGGATAAGAAGGATCAGGCAATTAGCAAAGAACCGGCGACGGCTGGGAATCAGCGTTCGCCTGATCCGGGCCTCAAGCAAGAAGACTCAAGCGACAAGCAACAAGCAGCTGAGGCTCAAGCCTCAAGCTACAAAGACTCAAGCAACAAGTAACAAGCCTCAAGCCCTGTGGCGCAAGGCTCAAGCTTCAAGCCACAAGCGTCAAGCTCCATGATATCCTTCCCCTTATAAAGTTTTACAAGGTTAAGGGAGAGGGCCTTAACTAGAATAAATGAATGGTTTGGATGT